GCGTAAGCACCAAGAACAGCTTCTTTAGCTTTTATTGTTCCCTCAGCTATTGCCGCCACCTTGTTTATATTAAATGCCGCCCTGCTATATTGAGCTGCATCAGAAAGCAAATTCATACCAAATTGCTTACCTAGCTTTAATTTTCTGGCGTTGGAGTCTTTTAATATTCTTTCTTTGTCTTTTTCACCTTGCTCTATTATTCTTAATTGCTCTTCGTAAGCTTCTGCCTCAGATATTTTCCCAGAGCTTAACATCTCATCATTTATACGCATTTTTTCAAGCTGGTTTTGCGTCAAAATCATGAGTTTCTGTGATTCAAATCTTGATATATCTGCCAACTTTTCTTCATATTGTTTATTAATTAACTGCTGTTCTCCTAGAAAGCTTTCGTCAATCAATGCTATTTTTCTTTCTAACGCCTGCCTCTGGCGCTCTTCTTCTCTATCTATACCGCCACCAGCTCCACCAACTGTGGGGACAAAATCATTAGGTGGAGTCGTGCTCCTTTTGTTTTCGGCTGTTTCCCATAGTTTTATGATTCTGTCTTCTGCCAAATCAAATTGCTCGTTGGTTCGACGGGTAGCTTCTTCTAGCTCTGTCATTGCCCCAGATAAATCTCCGCTTGCAATCTCTTTTGCAGCAAACGCCAAACCGACAAAAGCTTCTGAAAGACCTGCAATTATACCAGTCGAGGCAATACCGGCTGTGGCCACGCCTTTAATGGTTGTTTTTATTCCATCAAACTCATCGTTAGAAGTCTTTAATTTTCCACCGCTGTCTTCGAAAACATTTATTAAATCTGTTATTGCTTCCGCTGCTGGAATTGCCGCCCGTGTCGCCAACCCTTGCAGCTTAAATTCCATTATGGTCATTTTATCGTTGAATTCAGCCGCGCTTTGTGCCGCATCGGTTCCGATGGTAGCGCCTAGGTTTCTCGCCTCTTGCCTTAAGGCCCTTATCTCTTTTGATCCACCTTGCATGGTTTGGATTAGCGCGACACCCTCAGAATCAAATAACTTCATTGAGAGTCTGACTTTATCCGAGCTGCTAGAAAGGTTGTTTATAGCGTCCGCTATGACTTCGAATTGTTTTTCTGGTGCGAGTTGGTTTAAGTCTCTAGCCGATAGATTCAGTTCTTTTAATGCTTTAACAGCCTCTCCGGTTCCGTTTGCAGCTTCGGCTATCCTTCTTGTAGCTCTTTGCAATCCCATTTGAAGCGTATTAAAAGACACGCCGCCGCGATCAGCAACAAAAGCCAGCTCCGATAAAGCTTCGCTAGTGGTTCCTAGTCTTGCGGCTAACTTACCCATCTTGTCTGCCGCATCTATTGAGGTTCTGGCCATGTTTCCAATAGCGCCAGTGGCGACAACACCAAAAGCAAATTTTATTGCTGCCGCTGCTTTTTTAGTGGTTTTTTCCATACCACTAATGCCTTGCTCGGCCTTGCCAACTTCTGATAAAAGTTGTTTCGAGTCTCCGGCTATCTTTACAACCAAGTTAGCTATTGTCGCCAATTCCAAACACCTCTTTTATTTTTTCAGAAAGCTCGTCCCTTTTTTTCTTTCCGAAAACAGGTATAAAATCACTAACTTTCGCATTTTTAGCGCCATTATATTTAGCTATTGTATAGCCGATAATAGCGCTTCTGTAGTCAGCTCTATCGTCTCCAAAAGGCTGTAATCTTTCATAAGCCATTGCTTCGGCTATGTCTTTCGGGCTCATTATCTTCTTCAATAACGGCACAGGCCAACCGACAGCTAGAGCGTATTTGTGCAAGAACATGGCCACCGGTCGGCATTTTAGTTTCCCGAAAGTTCCTCAATGTCTTCATTGCTAACGTGGTTCAAACGCTTGCAAACATCAAAGACTCGATCAAGTGCCGCCGCGCTCTTGCTACCCAGCGCTTTAACTTGAGCCTCGGATTTAAACATTCTATTTCCGTGCTCATCGACAACGCATGCCGCTACCATTTTAGCTCTAGCATTTTCCAGGTCTCTTTCAAAACCTTCGCCGTCTTCCTTTAGCTTCAGCAATGATATCTCGTAAGCGTCCTTAGCCTCTGCGCTCATTGTTGCAACTTCAACTTCACCGCCCCATTCTGGGACGCTTACCATTTCAGTTTTATAGTCTTCTGCGTTTAGTATGTCATTTATGCTGAGCCTTGCCATCACTCCTCCTTTATTATGCCCAAGTTGCCGCGCCGCTGATTCTTAAGCTCACATTTAGAGGAACCCGGTCATCAATTCCAACATCAATACCGAACGTCTTCACGTAAGCAGAAAAACTGATGACAGTGTTTGCAGTGTCAGTTAATGCAAGCTCGAAATTCTCAAGTGTTCGAGCATCACGCGCTGTTCTTAATGCTGTTTGCTGGGTGTTCCCAGTGTCGAGGTTTAGCGTTACAGTAACCTCACCTTCATCTTTAAGACCAAGCAAGAACTCTTTACCAGTGCTAGACAGGTCTGTAATATCGATTTCAGTGCTCGAACCATTACCGACACCTGAAATGGAAACAACACGGCCAATAGCAGTGAAGACTTCCGGGTCTGCACCGTCACCTAAACTCAATGTGGTTCCTTGCGATTCAATTGCAGCCATTTTGCATCACCTCTTTATTTTGCTAAGTTTCAATTTAATTAATCTGGTAACTTCTTTCTCTAAATTCGCTTTTACTGTTCGCTCGATGGCTCGTTGTGCTGCTCTAGTGCCTATCGGGTCGACCTCAACCCTCAATTCTTCAATCGGTAGTCGCTTTTTACCTTTACGCTGCCATCTTGAAAACTTCCCATTTTGCATGGTGGCCGTGAAGCTTTTGCGATTCAAAGAACTGCTTTTTTTAATCTCTGTTTTGTTGAACGCTTGAGAGTAGGGAACCGGCTTTGTCGTTCTCACGTAAATATTAGCAAACATCTTTTTTCGGCTTGCCGCTGCTTTCCTAGTTGCGCCTCGAACCCTACTTTTTGCAGCCCTTGGCTTAATTCCAGTGGTGGCCCTTATCGCCTTTCGCCCTTTGTTTCTTGCGTCTCTAGCCGTTCTATTGATGCCAGCAATTAAAGGCTGAGTGGTCAATTTTGTGGGCAATTCTTTTAATATCTTGTTAACTTCTGAAAAGTTTCCGCTGATATTAATATCCAAAATTACGCCTCTTTGCTTAGCAACGAATGGACATAGCCAACCTGGAACTGCATTGTGCAAACTGCTGTTTTTGTCTCGCTCTCACCGTCAATTTCTGGTGCGCTATCGGACACCCACAAAAGCGAGTCAACATAAGCGAGCCCCAGCCTACTGGACGCCATCATGGCAGCGTAAACCTCGGCTCTGATCTGGTTTAACTGCGTTGTGTAGCTGTCAGCCTTAACCAGTATATTGACGTTAACCGTTAGATTCGATTCAACATCAAAGATTTGCGCCGGTAAATCTTCTTTTACATCCTCACCCTGATCAATCGATATCATCGGCAAATTTTCAGGAGGGTGAACCCTGTCACGAACCACGTTAGTTCCGGTCGTTGTCAATCCGGTTAGTGTGGTCTGAATGGCTGATAAAATAGATTCTACTCTGTGCATTTTTACAATATATCATATAAGTTTAAAGAAAACCGACCTGAAGCAACCGTGTTATTCTGGTCTGTATCCATGACAAAATATAGAACATCTCTCGACGATAAAGGGAAATTACAAGGGTCTTCTATATCTATTAATGTTCCTGATTGAGTGTCCAAAACATCTCTAAATATTTCAAAAGTTGACTCCACCCCCCTGTTCCAAACATAACTTTTGAAGGTTACTTTGGGGTTTGATCCGCTCAACTTGTTTGCTCTGAGTCTCAAATATTTTACAACTGGCGTTGCGTTGTCTGGTGCAAAAAATATTAATTGCTGAGTTGTACCATTTCCTGCCGGTATAATGGCCTGATCATTACCGCTGGTTGTGTTTGTTATTGTTATGTTATTCGCATTAACTTCGTTTGATCCTGTTGCGCTACAAACACACCCGTTGATACCAAGACCTGTAAAGCTTGTCACGTCTGAGCCTGTATTGCCAAGCGTATGAACTCCGATTGCAAGTTTTTCGTTTGCGTCTAAATAATAAAAGGTTAGCTGTGTTGCACCTGTTGTACCTAGTCCGTCAGTTGTGTTGTTGTAGGTTATAGTGAATGTTTCTGCTGTTTTCATTATTACAAAATTTGAATTTAACGCCCACAATGTCTGTTCACCAGATGCAGCAGCGGTTTGATCTCTGTAACCAAACTTATTCCATTGTGTTACGCCTGATATTAACCCTCTTGATATCTCGTCTTGAGATATCAATGGCCTAACTATTGCCTCACAATTGCGGGTCGTTGCCAAACCACCCATGTAACGGTTATACATTTGTTACCCTGCAAACTCTAAGACGGCTTGAGACATCCCTGTGCCGTCGGGCTCCTGGTAGATGTAACGGTACAAAACACCGTCAACCTCGACAATATCACCACGATTCAAACACTCTAAATCTTTTGTGGTAGCGGTAATTATTGGACGATAACCGCTGATTTCATTGGATTCGATGTATTCACGCTCTAAAATGCCATTGATGATATCACCGCGCCCCTGCAAAACAATCTGGCTTGCGTGCTCGTCAGTGTTTAAAAACGCGGTGAAATCTTCTTTAAAAGGCATAGTTATTACGCTGTAATTGTGCCGCCAGGAACGTTTAAAAGCACGTCGATAGTGGTAACACCATTACCAGCCGCCTCGAACGCAATGCCACAGTTAACGATGTCGCCTGTTGCCGGTGTTGCTGCTGCGTCTTCGATACCTTCTTCGCTAACATCCCATTGCACGCGCTCACCAGCCGCAATAACCGCAGTGGATACCTTGGGAAGCGTGCAAACGCCTGAGATTTGCGCCTGACCAACTGCGCCGTTGGCAACATCAGCCAAGGCAACACCAAGCAACCCGCCGATCACAACAACATCGCCTGAGCTAATCGCTGATCCTGCAGTGAATGGCATAACATTGCCGTCTTGAACATAATTAGTAGCCATTATTTAAGCCCTCATTTTTAAGTTTAAAGATATGTGGAGCGGGTTTAATAACCCGCTCAAATACTATGTTATGCGCCTACGTTCTTGGCCATGGTGCGATAATCCAAGGCTTTGACACCTGCATCAATTCGCACCTTGAAGCTCGAACCGTCTACGCTCCATCCGTCTTTCTGCTCAAGATAAGGCACCTTAACGCCATCAAGATAAGCCACCTCAACAGTGTCAAACAGCGCTGGATTTGCAATCAGATAGTAAGCTGTTGCTGAATCTGCGTCCAATCGAGCATCACTGATCACCTCAGCAATGTTTCGCACACTGTTGGGTCGTCGGCTGTTGTTCTGGCTGGCCGCAATCTCTGTCTCAGATTCAACAGTGATAATCGCCTGACCTCGTAACGCCTCAGGTACTACTAAATAAGCAGGAGTAATGCCCAAGGCAGTAGCGTTACCGTCGGTTTGCTTGGCCATCAAAGCCCGCAATTCATCAACTGTACCAGTCGCTAATGCGCCGCCAGTACCAAGGTTGTTATGACCACCAGCGAACAGAGCAACACCGTCGGCCATCAGTGGATTGCCAGTTAAAACGGCATAGGCCAAGTTTCCAATGGTTCTACGTGCTGCACGCCCCATGCTTAAAGGAATTTTGGTAAAAGCGTTTAGGTCGTCATTGATGATCGTTTGACGGGTAAGCGATACCAATTTACCGTAGGTCGCTAACTGGATTACCTCTCCACGATC